TTTAACTCTTCAGATGTATTTTTAGTAAAGTCAGTAATAGTTGATTCTGGAATTGCGATATTATCACCAGAAGGCGAAGCTGTAATAGCTCTGTTTGCACCTAAGTTATAAAGCATAACGTGGTGACCCGGTAAAATACCAGTTGCAGAAGCAACTGTTAAACTAAATGAAGCTCCAGCTGATGTAAGGTGAGTAATAGCAGAAATATTAGTTGCTGTATGCGTTGAGTTTTTAATTACATCGCCAACAGCGTATGCAGCTTCAACTTTGCCATTTTGAGTTCTTTCAAATTGATCTGTAATTACACCTTGTTGTAGATTAAAAGGATCAAAATCCATATAAGATGAACCAGCAGATAATGAAACCTTAAACACTTGAGAAGGAATCACATAATTATTTACTGATTTATCATCAAAGAATGGGAAAAACTTAGTATCAGATTTTAAGTTTTTAGCAGTAAATACTACTGGACGGGCTCTCATATATGGAATATACGAGAGATCTACAACTCTATCGCCATAATCTTGTGAATTTACAGATGTTGATAGGTTTGTTTGAACACCAGTTCTAGACTGAGTACCAGTAATTGTTGTTACTGTTTCTTCAAAACCTCGAACTGTTTGTCTTCTTCTATTAGGATCACCAGTTTGCCAAGTTCTAGTTGAGCTTGAAGAACCGGTCCAGTTAGTTTCCCATTCATTCCATTGAGCACCAGTAACACCGAGCTCATCTGCAAGGAATTTGATTGCGTCGTATCCATTGTCGTCAGTAACAACCAAATCAGGACGACGATCTGTTTCTTTCCAGTTATCACCTTCTGGGTTTAGAGTAATCTCACCTTTGAACGCCCCGATTTTGTATGGGTTGACATCAATAGTTCTAGAAGCATATGGATTAAAGATTAAAGATTCTTCGGTGTATGGTAATGTGATTACGTCACCAGTCTTTTGGTATCCAGCAGCTAAACGTTCAGCTTGATCAGAAACATCTTCAACAATATCAAGTGAAGACGTAAAGTGCATTGGACGGCCAATTTTATTTTGTGAATCTACGCCGAATCCATAATCATCGCGTTTTACATCGCCAAGTGAGTGACCAGTAAATTGATCTGTAATAAAACCATTTTTGAATCGGTCAATACCGGTTGTAGCATCAGTGATTTGAAGATCTGCTGTAAGTTTTTCTAATTGATCAAGTGCGACATATTCTTCTATCGAAGACATACGGCGATCCATTTGGCCTAGATCTTTAAAAGTATATCTTCTATTATCTCGCTGGCGGTATTTAACATCGCCAACTAACTTAGTGTAAGGAGGAATAAAGACTGTAGCAATAATCATACCACCATCAGTATCAGCTGGTTCTTGAGGATCAATCGATGGAATACCTTTAATAACTTTAAATTCGCCCTTTGAGGTCAATAAAAGTTTGTCGATACGAGCCATGTAGTAAGCAAGATCAGTGTTTAGATCAGATCCAACAGCAGGTAATTCGTTTAACGATGTGTTACTACCAGTAATTACTGGTCTAAAGTCAATAATGTCTGCTAGGTTTGCTGATTCACCATTCGCGAAGTTAGTAGTTTTGATGTCACCGTATTCAATACCAACCGCAGGGTTATCTGGACGAGTGTAGGAGTCAACAGTAAAGTAATTACCAGCAGACGAATGTGTAAAATAATCATAGGTTACTCTTAAAGCACCTGATGGAATCTTTTTAGTAGCCTTTAGCACTAATTGTGCAGCTTGATAGTGTGTGGGCCTTTGACCATCATCAAGTGTAAAGCTATCTAAAATAGAGATTGAGTTACCGGCAACATAAGTATCATAATCACCAGGTGTAACTCTAATATCTTTAATTTTGTAAACATCTGCTTTTGAAAGAGTAATTCGTTGAGCTGTAACTGTTTTCTTACCAGTAATATCTTCTACAAAATCTTCTTGAAGAGTTTTTGTTTTTTCTGCACCAACTGTGCCAGTCTGACGAATGGTCGTTGCAAGAGTATAAGCAGTGTTATTGCTTAAACCAGAAATAAATACTGTCTTACGATTAGAATCAGAGTCAAAAGAAATATCACCTGAATCAATATTAACTACATTACCATTTGAATCAAACAGGGTATAGTTTTCTAAATCTTGATCAGAAAGATATGTTTCACCTTGAGTTGTAAGTGTGAATGACCATGTACCAGATCCATCAGTAGTATCAGATAAAATTCTACGTACTGTTAGTGTACCTTCACGAGTGCCATCAATATTATAAAGAGATTTGATATATTGATAACCAACAGGATAAATCAAGTTTGGATATTCAGTATCTTGTAAAATAGCTTTTAGTTTTTGAACTCGACCATTATAAGACGTTGAAACATCAGTTGTACTTGTTACAGTGATTTGTGTATTTGAATCTACGGTATGAACCTGACCAACAGGAGATCCGTTGATGACTACAACGTCTCCGGGATAAAATTCTTGTGTAAAGAGAGTACCCACACCAGTAATTGTAGTACCTGAGTTAGAAGCAGTACCAGTAACATAACCAGAATCTGCATCTACAACAACATTACCACCACCGCATATATTTCCAAGTGTTGCTCCAGCTTCACGGTAACCATGAACATCATCAACAAAAGAATATCCAGACTTCATTTGAATATCAAACAAACCTAATTTGAATACTGGATTTGATGAATAAGAACCTGAATGTAGCTCAAAAGATTTAACTCGAGCAGTACCAACCTTTTCGTCAAATGAGCTTAGTGATCCAGGAGCAAAGTGATTTGTTTCATCTGGAGAAGTATACTTGCGAACAAGATCAATTTGCTCAAACTGAGTAAAATCAGGAGAATAAGCTTGAACTTTGTCTACAAGCAAATAGTTACCAACAGGTGTACCAATTGGTTGTTGTTCTAATTCAACTGTGTGATCGGCTCCACGAGCTTTATTAAAATCTACAAATGTAGTTGCGATTGCTTCAACTTCATAGCCGTAGACATATGCACGACCTGGATCGACAGACATTACAAACTTGTCAATGTCGCCACCGTCCGCGGCTAAATATACACCATTGTTTGTTGTATCATCTAAATGTTCAAGCTTGCCAAGCTTAAATTTATTAACTTCAAAGTGACCATTAGCATCGTAAGTTCTACGAGCCATAGCTTTCTCAAGTTCTGCATAAGAAGTTCTTGAAACTTTGCTTTGAACTTGGCCGTTTTTAAGACGAATAAGTTCAATAAATTTAATATTGTCTGCGCCAGAAGATTCTTGAGGTAGCTCTGTAAGCTCCAAAGAAACTTTGTATCTATGGGCTCCAGGAGCTGTATAGTTATACGTACCTTGTGCAGGATCTAAAAGTGTAGTATCATCTTCTGCAGTAACTGTTTCTTCTACTACTTTGAAACCAACTCGAGCAGTAGGATTATTAGAGAATCTACCAATATATAAATGCAATTCGTCGTTACGAACGAAAAGACCGTCAATATAGTAAATACCTTCTTTTACTTCAACAACAAACCCTTTACCAATAACATCAGTAGATTCGTTATTAGTATATGTGGTGTTTCCAACTGGTGCTGAAATAGTAACAGATAGATTTTCAGACAATCCTGAAGTAAGTCTATAGTTTTTTGCAGTAGTGTTATCTGCAGCATATGCAGTTAAGACTTCACCTGGTAAAAAGCGTTTTGTTTCTCCGTCAGCTGCAGTAGATTCATATTTAAAGTAAAGAGTTGGAACAGTGTCATCGATAACACAATTACATTCAGATGAATCTAAAACAACAGCTGTAACGCCAGATGTTACACCAGTAATAATCATATTTTGGAAATTACTTAAATAAGTAGTAACCTCAACAGAATTAAACGTAGAGTCTAGTTTCGCAAAATGAACTTCATTATCAATATTTACAGATCCAGGAATAATTTGCGTACCATTTTTAAATAAATGGTCTCCAATTCTGGTTACCTGTTTTTGCAGAATTGTTTGAATTTGAGTAAGCTCACGAGCTTGTACAGCAACACCAGGACGAAACAAAATTCTATAGAAATCTTTTGCTTCATCGAAGTCATCATAATAAGGATCTGTATTAAAATTTATTGTCATTTCTTACTACACTCTGTTAAGTTTTTCTATAGAACTATTTATAAGTTAAAATTTGATGAATGTTCTAAATACAACATTCTGCTCTCCAGAAGGAGTAAACGCTTGTTTATTATCAACGTATAGCATATTTCCAGAGAACTTATTAATAGTTGGATCTGTAACTGATGTCACTGTAAATGATGATGATTCAGCAGCGTTATTATATACATCTCCAATTACAGGAACGGTTCCATCTAAAGACTGAACTAGCATTGAATTATCATTAGAAGTAACAATTCTTAAAGTTTTTGAATCATCACTTGTAGCTATATCTGAATCTTCAACAAAGTTAGATTCTAAAAAGGTTCCTGTAATTGCATAACATGCTGAACCAAGTTCGTTATTAAACTTATTATATATTGATCCAAAATCTGTTACGTCTTTTACAATGCCAATTTGGCGATATTCGTTATCTACTTGAAGATTTTGAATTGCTTCATTTTCAAAGTTAGCATAAAAACATAAAGTATCCGCTAATAATTCTTCTGGAGCATTTGATCCATGACCACCAGTTGGAGCAATAATTGCTCTGGCCACTGCATCTACACCGTCACCAGTAATAGTAACGTCTGCACGACTATATCCAGCCCCTTGATTGTTAATAATAATGCCTGTCACAGCGCCATTAGCGTCTAACACGGCATCAAAGTCTCCTCCGGTACCATCACCAGTAATTGTAATTGTTGCACTAGTATAACCTGATCCACCGTTTTCAATGACAAGATAAGAAATTTCTCCATCAACAGCCAAAAGTTCGACGTTAGATTGTTGTGTATCTAAATCACCTTCAGAAAGATTAAGAGTGATTGATGCGCCGGTTCCCGGATCAGATGGATCTGTTTGAACACTAAGAGCTGCGGTGTTATAACCAAATCCACCATCGATAATTCTTAAACCAGTAATAACACCATTTTCAATGACTGGCTGAATATTTGCTTGTCCTTCAAGACCAGCATTTGTAATAGTGTAAGCTTGAGCTCCTGCATACGCATCATCTTCAGAATAATAATAAAGATCAGCAACACCTTCAGAAACGGTTATTTCAGTGTATGCTCCTGTAGTACCAGGTGTTCCAACATAAGTTACACCTGTTGTATATTCAGTTCCGCTGTGATGAATGCCGTCATTAGTTAATGAAAATTTAATAGTTGTACCAGCATTATTTGGTTTAGACTGATCAAATCTATAAGTATTACCTTCAACTAAGTATAAT